AAATGGCCAACCAAGATTCCATATAACTAAACTATGTCTTGAGCCTTTTTTTACTGGGCATACTCGATGCCATACAAACGAGGGGAATACTACTAAACTTCCTTTAGGTAATATCTCTTTACATTTTACAGGTTTTCTAGGTTTATCAGGATCTAAATTTCTAAAATCAAATTCTAACTCACCACCTTTATATTCTTTTGGATCTGATAATGTCACTGTTACAGATAACTTTCTAATCTTACCATGTGATGGATCATTTTGTTCTCTTTGATAAGGTTGATCCCAACTATCACAATGCCAATCATAAAATTGATCTTTATTATATTTTGTAAATTGGCAAGATTCACTAAAATCCCATTCAAAATTCCAACCTGCACTTCTATTTGCTTGATGAATATATGGTTGTATTTCTTTATAAATCCATCTATCACTCATCCAAACAATATCTGAATTTCTTTTCTTTTTTAAATCTTTTGTTTGTTTTTCATTTAATGGTTTATTACCATAACCTCCAGTAACTGCCATTTGATCTTGTAATGATTTTCCATATCGCACAATATCATTACACACTCTTTCTGGTATTGCACTTTGGAAATACCAATAATAATTTGTTAAATTCATATACCTTATATTATACTGTTATTTTTATAAATTGTCAAGGGGTATAATTTTATTAGTTATCCAACAAATAAACTTCCACTAACTGTAAACGTGGCTACTTTACAGCCTCCAGGTGTTGTTGTAATTGTATTTGTATCAGGAGATACAGCTACTGCAGTAGATTTATCTCCAGGAAATCTAAGAACAACAACTCCTGATCCTCCAGCACCACCTGGGAGAGGTGCAGATGTACCACCACCACCGCCACCACCTCTATTGGTAGTTCCAGCTGATCCAGGAGTTGATGGAATACTTCCACCTGCTCCACCTGTTCCGCAAGGACTTGCACCTCCACCTGGTTGAAGATAGCTACCTCCACCACCACCCCCAGCGTATGCTAAAGATGAACCTGTAATAGAATTTGATGAACCTGCACCACCTCTTGCTCCTGTTGAATTACATTCTGCAGTTGGAGCAACTTGACCTGCTTCTGAAGCTCCACCACCTCCAGAGCCTCCATAATTTCCTTGGTTAGTACCTGGACGACCTCCTCCAGGATTACCTTGTGATGGACTAACAGGAGGTGTATTACCTGTACCACCAGATGATCCTTGGTGACCTGTTCCTCCACCAGAACCTCCAGCAGAAAAAGTAGCGTTTGCTTGTGAATTTAAACCACCTTTACCTCCACCAGTAGATGTTATTGGCCCAAATACTGAATCACTACCTTTACCTACACCTGGGCCAGATGCACTTGTAGCTCCGCCAGCACCAACTGTAATTGAATGAGTTCCACAACTTAATTCTATTTTTGTTCCACCTGGAAAAGATGTTCTATAACCACCTGCTCCTCCACCGCCACCAACACAACCATAACCTCCACCACCGCCAGCAACTACTAAATAATCAAAAGAAACAGGGCCAATACCAAATTTAGGCCATGTTCCTTGTTGCACTGCTCTTAATTGACTTTTTAAATTCCATACACCACTTGCTTTGTTTAATTCTTTTATAACTACAAGACCTGAACCACCTGCACCACCTGTTCCACCGCTAGGATTTATAGATGTAGTTCCACCTCCACCACCACCCGTATTCGTGTCTCCTGCTGTTCCATTGTTTGTACCAGTATTATTAGGAGATCTACCTGCATCTCCACCACCACCTGGGCCTCCATTACCTCCATTAATAGGAGCAGATCCAACTGTTGCAAAGTAATGACCTCCACCACCACCTCCAGCTAAAGTGCTTAATGGGGAAGGTATACCTGGGTAAATAGGAGAAATATCTGATCCATTACCCCCAGCTCCACCAAAAAAAGGGGTATCTGATCCATCTGCACCAGCAGAACCTTTACCGCCACCACCTCCTGAACCTGATTGTCCTGGAGTAGGATTTGTTTTTCCACCACCATCATTTCCTTGTCCAGAAACTCCTGATCCACCTTCTACACAATTAGGAAAACTACTTCCACCACCTGATCCACCAGTACCACCAATTCCAGGGCTACCTCCTCCAGCTCCTCCACCACCACCACAAGAATTAGTAGTAAGTGATCCAGAAACTATTGTTGAGTTAGTTCCAGTGTTTCCAAAACCAGATGGATAAGGTGTTGCTGAACCTCCACCACCAACTGTAACACATACAGATGATGATGCATTTATTTCTGTGCATAATAAACCTCCAGCACCTCCACCGCCACCACCAGTGTTTCCAGATGTTACAGTGCCTCCTGCACCACCTCCTGATAGTATAGCTGCTTGGATTACACCAGTTCCTGATTGAAGTGATACAGAACCTGAAGACGTTTTAGTAGTGACAACACACTTCCCAAAAGAAGTTGCGTTTCTTTTACCAATGATTCCACCATTAGTTCTAGGCATTTATTAGTCTCCTATTAAGATGTCCAAGCCGATCCGTTCCAATCGTAAACTGTAGGTGTATCTTCTGTGTCGTTAGATTTAGTTGCTTCCCAACCTGTATTATTATCAGCTTGATATTTAGTTTCATTCCATCTAATAAAGTAAGTAAAAGCTGTTTCACCTGATCCTCCACTAGTAACTGATGGATATGTAATTGGTGCTTGCCAATCATCACTACTATCTAAAGACCAAGATGCATAAGGTTGTGGTGATAAAAATTTATTTTTAGATGCATCATATCTCATACCAATACCTGCATATTGTTTTCTAAAGTTATTGTTATAAGATGTTTGCTTCCAAGTGCCACCTCCAAAAAAATTAACACACCATGTTTCACCATCAACGTGTTCATCTGAAGGCACACAATCATTAGCCACAACTACAACTCTTTTTACAATCAGATGTGTATCTGATGTAAAACCAGTTGGGTCGGTCTTTGATTCTAACTCTGCAAAATGTGCCATGTTTATTTTCCTCCGTTATAAAAAAATTTTGTTATGCTCCAGTTATTGTTAGCGTTCCTGACGCTGTAAATTTTGCTATCTTATCACCACCTGGATGAGTAGATAATGTTCTTGCGGGTGTTGGACTTCCTGCTAAAGTAAATTCACTAGGAACTCTAACTATTACAATTCCTGAACCACCTGCTTTACCACCACCTCCACCACCACCTGTATTAGTAGTTCCTGCTGATGCTGGTCCTCCAGAACCTGTGCCTCCATTTCCACCGCCGCCAGCACCTCCTGATCCTGCAGCTCCTGGGCCATTACCACCACCTCCTCCAGCATAAGAAGTATCTGGTCCTAAAATTGTATTTGGTGCTCCTGCTCCACCTGCACCTCCATTTGTTCCTGGTCCTGGTGTAGGAGAGTTTCCTCCAACAGCAGTAGCTCCACCGCCACCACCTCCAGCTCCGACAGTTCCTCCTGGACCTCTTGTTCCACCACCACGGCCACCATTATTTCCTTGAGGAGGGTCTGTAGGAGGAGTGTTACCTGAACCAATAGTTCCAATAACATTACCACCTGGTGAATTGTTTGCAAATGATGCACCTCCACCTGAACCTCCAGGTCTTCCATTTGCACTTGGTGGATTAACATCACCACCTTCTCCAGCTCCACCACCTCCAGTTGATGTTATATTTGCAAAAATTGAATTACTTCCATCACTACCTGCATTTCCACCAGGTGTAACGCCTCCACCACCTCCAACTGTTATTGAATATGTATGTCCTAAATTTAAACTTTGTGCTGAACCTTGTAATGGACTTGGTCCATAACCTGATGCACGATAACCTCCAGCTCCACCACCACTAGCATAATAAGCACCACCTCCAATGTTTGTAGTTCCACCACCTCCACCACCAGCGACTACCATATAATCTACTGATATTGCTCTTGTTATCCACTCTGAATTTTTTACTTGATCGAAATGATCGTTAATACTCCACACACCTGATGCACATTTTGGAACTACTTCTTTTACGATTACTACACCTGAACCACCTGCTTTAGATCCAGCACCTACAGTATTATCATGTCCACCACCACCGCCTCCAGTATTTGCAGTTCCAGCTGTTTTAAAAGCACCACCTCCACCAGGGGCCGTAGCTCCTGGAGTTCCGTATGCTCCACCAGCACCACCTGATGCTCTTACTGTACAATCTCCTGGCCAAGCACTTGAACCTGCTCCACCATCACCACCTGGGCCGCAACTAGTTGTTCCTGCAGTTCCACCTGCACCACCTGCACCGCCACCACCTCCAGCTGCATTAATTCTACCACCACCTCCATCATTACCCTGTGAAGGACTTGTAGGAGGAGTATTACCTGATCCACCATTTGTTGAAGGTGAAACATCTGGATTAGATTCTGAACCTCCACCACCTGATGCACCATTTGCTCCATTTTGTCTAGGGCTACCTGGATTTGTGTGAACACCACCACCGCCACCTCCTCCATTAGAAGTTAGTGGGCCAAAAACTGTATTACTACCTGTTGCTCCAATAGCAGGTGATCCTGGAGTTCCTCCAGTTCCACCAGCACCAATTGTAACTGGTGTGCATCTACTTGAAATACTTATACATGTATTAAATCTATAACCACCTGCACCACCTCCACCAGAAGGTGAACAACCATCAGCTGCATAACCACTTCCACCGCCACCACCAATAACTAATGCACTAACAGATGTAACTTGACAATTCTGTCTTACAAAATTACCTGTTGATGTTACTGATGAAGTTTTAGTAGATGGTGTGCATACTACTTTTACTGGGCCTATGATTCCGCCATTTGCCATGAATTATGTTGCCTCCTATAATTCTATCTATTATGCGTCATCTAATTCTTCGTAAGAAACAAAATAAGTTAAGTCATTTGCAGCTGATGCTGTAAATGCTA